AACCGGGCGCTGGACAGCCGGAGACAGTGTGCTATAAATGCTTCAGACGTTCCCGCGTTCCAAATCAGACGAGACACACATGAACCCCTTCAAGAAGCTTAGCGATACAATGACCGGCGCAACACAGAAAAGCGGCATCGAGACACGCAAGCGCGGTGAGACTGACGCTGATCGCCGCAATCGTGAGAACCGTCTACGCGAGGAGCGTGAAGCTGCTGAGCGCAAGATGCGGGAAGAGGCTAAAGAGAAAGCCTGGCAGGCGGAGCGCAAGCGCCGGGGCTACGCGCCTAACTGATTATCCCACAAATTAGAGTTTCGTAGTGTAGCGGGATAAAGGAGGTCTGGCTGGCAGCGGTCGCAGGCGCTTGATTCAGCCATTGCACTCACCCCAATTCGCCTGACAGAGAGCCCCCTCCATGTCGAATATCCAATCGCCCTGACGTTCCACCATTTCTCTGAGCGTTTGACGGGAATATTCAGAGCGGAACCTCGCCACTCCGGACGAAGCTAAACTGGACGCCAAAGCCTCCATCCGCTCCCACCAGTCGTGTTGATCGGGCTCATCTCGCGCTAACGCGGCCAGTTGTGCTTCAGACTTTAAAAAACAACCTGTGCAATTTCCGGCGCCCTTAGGTAGAGCGAGATCGAAGGGTTGCGTCTCCCAAAAGTCCCATACATCCCGAACGGACACCCCTGCGTCTGCGAGCGGAAACCACCTAACGACACGCTTATCCGGGGACGCCCTTAGCCTGGTAGGTTCGTCGGCCCGAAATCCAACAGCGTTAGTCCAGCCCTTCCAGCCCTCAGAGATCAGGTAGCGGCGCGCTGGCAGTATCTTGAGGTGCTCGGTACAAAATCGTTTAGATTGGTCTGGGCATGCCTTTTTCCGGCGAATGAGCCGCTCGAAAGGCTCCCCATCCCTGCTGGCAGAATCGTGAGACACTGTTCTGAAAATAGGTCCGTCAGAGCGATCACCATCCTCGACCCAAACAATGTTGATCCCCCACCTGACGCCACACTCTCTAACAAAATCCAGAGTTTGGGGCCGCTCCTTGCCCGTGTTAGAAAAAACGACCCGGCAACGCTCAGGCAACCCAGCGTTTGCCTCAATTATTTGGTGCAGCATGTAAGCACTGGTGCGACCACCACTAAAGCTGATTTGCACGTTACCGGTCGGCAAAATGTAAGCGCTCATGCCACTTCCCCCCTAATTGCCATACATTGAGACACAAGTGCGCAAGTGCCTATTGTCGCCAGAAACACCAATATGATACGCGTCATTCGCTTCATTGCTTTTCACTTTCCTAGTGGCCAACTATACCATTGAACGTGGTGCAGGCCAAATAAAAAAGGCGCCCCACTGCGGGCAAACAGTGGAGCGCCAGAGCGCGGCCATAGGCGCCAGAGCGCGGCCATAAGCGCTAGTTCGAGAGGAAAGGAACCAAAAACTCCCGAACGTCTAATCTATTGCAACGTTCATGCCGTGTCAAACGTTTCTACCTATTTATATACATCATATGCGATGCGGTTCATATATTTTTTGGCCATTTTGCGAATTCCGTCCGCCGCCTGGCTTGGTGTGATTGCGTACATTGGCTTATTCGGGGCGAACCCACCGCCAAACAGTACCACTGCGTCATTGAAGTCAATGCATAGCGCCGCTCTCGCAGTTTTTCCCAATTGCAGTCGTAATGAAACTCCTTCGGCGCAAATAGCCTCACTGCCTCTCCGGCAATGCAGCAAACTGTTTTGCAAACGTGCGCACTGTTGGGATCGTCAGGCAACCACCCCTCTTGCGTAAGGGCATATTCAGACATATTGAAGCCATGCTCATAGGAATCTTTCATCCTTTTTCGGACGTGAGGAAGATTGCCTATATGGTCAGCAAGCTGCATCAGCCTTTCTCCGGCATTAAATGAACTCATCTTAAACCCCTTCAAACATGTTGATCGTTTTGGGCGACTTTCGCCCGACTGTGCCTTCATTGAACAGTGGCGGTTGTGCATATGCAAGTCTCATGCGAGCAACCGCCATATTGAAATATTCTTCGTTCTGCTCAATACCCACAAAGATGCGCCCAAAGGCATTGCAGGCAATTCCAGTAGCACCGCTACCCATGAATGGGTCGAGTATGGTTTGGTCAGCCTCGGTGAAGTCTGCGACCAACTCTTTCATCAATGCCACCGGCTTCTCTGTAGGGTGTCCACCGTGACGGCCTGACGGATTTGTCAGGTGTGTGTAGACGCCACGCTTACCGCCAGCGTTCCACTTTGCGTATCCGGCGCCGGCCCATGATGCGACAAACATCTCGGCTCCCATAGCCGGACCCTGGCCGTTCATCTGCGGCGTTGAGTCAGGCTTAACCCATACGCACGCCCTTTTGTATTTCATTGGACTTGCATTGATAGAGTCTGCCCAGCGCCCCACGCCTTCGGGAGAACAAAACAGCAACACCCAGCCGTTTGATGCCGCGTACACCTTCTCGACGATATCATCTCTCATGTTTTCCACATGGTCGAAGGAAATATCGCGATTCGATGGGCCTCCATCCTTGCGCACATTACGTGCGCCTGCTGTTTTAGCTTCGTGGGTTATCCTTTCATAAGGCGGGTCCGTTATTATATGATCCACGCTTGACAGAAGCGGAATGATCTCCAGGCAATCTCCACGCAAAAGAACGTGGGGGCCTACAGCTACCCAATCTTTTATTGGATTATCGCTCATGCGTCTCCCGTTACCTCCAGATAAAGATTAATGGTATTGCGAAAAGTGACACGACTCCTAAGACCAACGCCAAGAAGTTAATGAGAATCCAGAAGTACCAGGCTTCTGATTTTGGGTAACAATTTCTGGAAAACAGGGCTGTCAGCAAAAACATGCCGATGCATACAACCAGAACAGTTTCGGCTATCTGCAACATTAGTATGACTTGCCTCCAGCGTCCACTGACGCTCCGAAGCAGCCTTTTATTGCTGAGTTAATTCCGTTTTTAAGTCTCATTTGAGTTAATTCCGTTTTTAAGGCTCATTATTTGCTCTCCAGTTCAGTTTCGCATAGCGCAAGCGCGCGCCAGGCCAGTGATACAGAATGTGGCGTTCCGTCGTCTCCGACTTTGCCACGGTCGATAAGGTGACGGACAATACAGTCCGCATGATCGTTAGACTTATCTTTTGACCAGTAAAGCGGCTGGCCAGGGTTATGCTTATCATTGCCGGTCTTAGAGAGTCGCGCCAAAGCCGCCATTGTCAGGGGAAAGTAGTCCAGAACGCCTGTTGCAATTGGCGTATTCTTGCGCTCCTCGCTATCTTCTGTGATTTTTATTGATCTCGTGTCTCCGTAAACAGATTTCACCTTTGTCTCTACGTCTACATCCACGTTAGTATTCACGCATATCGGCAATTTTTCTACAATATCCCAATGTAACTCAAATTTCACGCCAAGGGAATCTATGTAAAATGATCCATTCTCCCTCCAGGAACTGTCCACCCATAAACCAGACGAAATATCATAATACTGACCCTTGAAGGGATAGATGCTTTCGCCGTCGTAAAACTGGATTTTCGCCCTAGTCCCGCTGCGCGTCCTGTAATATTCACCAACCTCGAGTTTCATGTCGCCCTCCTGTCAAAAACATAAACATTACCAAAAATTCCATTTTGGCACAGGCTTGAGACCAAGGTTCAATATATATGCCAAGAGGTTTAGTCCCGTCCGATTCCATGTCCCACTTGTGTTCAGACTGCATCATTAGTGCCTTCCGCTCATCCAAAAGAATTCGGCGGTCATACTCCTTGGTTTTTCCTGCATCTCGCTGGCCAGGTTAAGGTGCGCAAACTTTTGGCGAATACCCTTGTCAACCTGAAGTGCTATTTCTGAAAACACCGGAATCATAGATTTCAGCGGAGTTTTCATATCGCCAACATACGCCTCTTCGGCGTCATGCATCAAAGCATCAAAAGCTAAAAACTTATCGTCCGTATCTTTTAGAATTTTCTCTGCCAAATATACCGAATGCTGCGCGACAGAATAGAAGTATTTCGTGGCGCCACCATACCGGCACGTCATCGAAAGGGCGTGCGCAATATCAACTATCTGTATGTCGTTATTCATCAAATCGTTGAAGTCGAACTTACGGCCTGTATATGTCAAAACCCAATTACTCATCCCAAGCCCCTGTTTTTACATGCAATTCGCGTTTCTGGAGAATTTGGTGAACTCGCTGACGTGTTAGCCCGAATTCTTCGCCAATTTGCTTCATTGTAAAGCCAAAATCGCGCCGGTATGACATAACGTCCGCACGATCCTTATTCACTGCCTTCGATAGCTTGCGCGGAGTCTCGTCGCCAAGCTGCTCGCGAATTGCGTAGTATATACGGTACTTGGACACCCCGGTCTTTTTGGACGCCTCGGAAACAGTGCATTCGCCGCTTTGCACAAGCTGCACCGCGTCACGCACTTCCTCAAACACTCCACGCTTGACTCCAAGGGCCTGCGCTGTGATTGAAATTCGAGCCGTCGATATCCCGGTTTCTTTTGAGATTTCAGCCAGCCGCTTGCCGGATGATAGACTTGTCAAGGCTTCCAACATTAAGCTTGAGAGGTGGGGTTTCTGCTCTGACAGATCGTTCGTAGTGGTGTTGGCAGTAATTTGTGAGTCCATTGGTTTTTTCTCCGCAAAATTTGAATGGTTTGTCCCATGTTACCGGGAAGTGGCACTGCTTCGGACCCAATTCGATTAGTGATGGGCCGTCACGCTCTGGCGTGTCTTGGTCTGGTCGCTTTGGAATACGACGACGCTTCAGTATACATTCTTTGGTAGCGTCATCTTGTCTTTTGGTCTTTCTTGGCGTCTTAATTCCATGACGCTTAAACACACCAGCAATGGTTCCTGCTGATATGTTTTCGTCCCTGGCGACTCCGCGCATGGTCATTCCGCCGGCAATCTTCTCTTGCCAGCGAGCCACGTCCTCTTCTTTCCACTTGATAGTACTCATGTAAAAACTCCCGTTTACAATGTTTGTATATTACCCGATATTGCACATGTCAACAAAACATTTGATTGAAATAGCAACTTTCGTGCCGTATAGTGATGGCTCGCAATAGAATGAGGTTAGAAATGAGAAAAATACTACTCGCCGCTGCGCTTGCGTTTATGCCGATTACCGGATGCGCAACACTTGCGGCCACAAGCAATCAAGAGCAAATTGGCTCATACGACGAAAAAGCACTGCTTACTGCTGAAGTGGCGTATGGTGCAGCCTTGTCTGCTATCAATGCAGCCGCCGTGATGGGAACGATTGACGCCAACCAGAGTCGGCAACTTATGCCACTACTTGAGGCGGCAAACGATGGCCTAGAGTCCGCTCGAGCGCTATACGATGCAAACCGACTGATTGAAGGCCGGTCTGCAAGCGAATCCGCACTGTTGCAGGTTGCAGCAGTTCTCCAAGTCCTCATTGATGCAGGGATTATCGAATAATGAACGCTCAATCTGTCGTCCAACTTCTCATCCTGCTTGACCAGGTTTCGGCACAAGTCATCACCATGCTCCAGACGATCAAGGGATTCTCGCCGGAAGACGAGGATATCTTGCAGGACTTGCTGAAGCAGCACCGATCCAAAAACGACGCCCTATATGCGTCCGTCATGGCGTCACTGGCCGCGCGAGCCGAAAAAGGCTAACTATCGGCTCAAACTATCGGCCCTTGCGCTGCGGCGTGGGGGCCACCGCCTTCTCTATCTCTTTGACAACCGACGGGCGATCTACACCCGGAAGTAACTCACACACCACATAATCCAACGCCAACTCGAACCACTCAGCAAATTTGCTCTGGGCCATCGACTCGAACGCAATACTCTGGCCGCGAACCTGCCAAACATCACCAACCCCAGGAATATTCAATAGGATTCGGTCGCTAAGCCCGGTTCCTATTTTGATTTGCTCGACAACGTGTTCTGCGCTGTCAAAGTCATCACTGTTTTCAAACACAAGGCGCGCAAGCCTCCACAACAACCTATGCTGGCGCGGGTTGCGTGGAGACTTTGCGTGAACCATGACCAATGCGCCCTCGTCCATTAGTCCCATAAGCTGCCGGCCCTCTAGGTCTATTGGAGCCAGCCCGTCGCCCTCTCGCCTTAGCCAGATTGTCCCCTCAGCCATTTAGGATAGCGTCCTCAATCTCTGAAATCTTCGCTGCGTACTCAGGATCGTCATAAAGCTTTGGAGCCACCTTCATAATGTAAATCATTGTGGTGTGGTCGGCGTAGTTAAACGCTCGAGCAATTTGTGGGAATGATTGATTTGTGTGCTTCCGGCAAAGATACGCCGCGATATGACGTGGCTTAGCAATCTTCATCCGCTTCGTCTTCTTGGCCAGCGAACCTTTCGATAGGCCGAATGCCTCCTCGGTTGCGGCTATCACTGTCGCGCACAAAATTGCTTTCTTCGAGTTCTTTGAGAATGACTGTACCATCTAACTTTTTCCTAAACTTGGTGTTGAAACTTCTCTTACTAATCTGGCCAGAAATGCCCTTGGCCTTCCTGCGAGCGCGCCTGGCATACTGCCCTGTGCGTCCGCCCATTTTGTCAGAAAGAGCGGCTTGTTTTGCCTCCCACTTTCCTTTGTCTGCATTACACTTCCGACACAAAAGGCGACAATTCTCTAGCGTCGATTCTCCGTTCATTGATACGGGCTTAATGTGGTCAAAGTCTTTTCCGACACTATCACACCCGTCTGCTTCGCACATTCCGCCTGCGCGCTGCCATACCTCAACTCTTACCCACTTGGGGAAGGCTTTTCTGTCAGCTATCCATGAAGGTTTTCTTGTATCTGCCAAGTACGTGACTCCTGTTTGCCAAATACACAGCTTTGAGAAAACCACGCGGCCCCTCACTGCGTATGCGCTTTGTCCGCTCTGACTTTCCGCCCAGCTTCTTCCATCCAGGGTTATCAAGCGATTCGGGAACTATTTCCTTGCGCTCTGGCATGATAAACCCGTTTCCGTGCCAGATACAGGTTTTCTTCGCATAAATATCACGCGCTGGTATGATTTCAGGATAGCGTGGATGTTCGTCGTCTTCTGGCAAATATCCCGCATATTCGTAAGGGTGGAAGTAAGCGTCTGGCTTGCGCCACTTTGTTGATAGGACTCCAACCGGGTTTTCTGCCATCCACGGCACATTAAATTCGTTAGCAATGGTTTCAACATGGCGGGCCATACGAACAGCGCGATCCTGGCAATCAGGATCTTCTTCCAACTTTTTTGCAAAATGCTTTGCGCCGGCAACAGTCAGGTCTGTGCAGGGACTCCACGACATTACAAGTGATGGTCGCATGTTGGTGAATATTGAGCGCACCGTTCGCTCGCTTGATAGGTCTTCGTTGAAGTAATAGATTGTTCCATCGTTATCAAAGTTTTCTTTTTTGCAGTCATTAATGATATCGTAGGCGACGCCCACAAACCCGGCCTCGGCCCACGGCCTGAGCGCATTACCAGATTCATCAAACAGCGAAAGAATTATGTCGTTTATCATTTTTTGCCCTCTACGTACTTTCGATATGTCGGCCACGCCTTCATTTGCTTCTCGAATTCTTCCTGGCTTATCGGTTTGAGCCACTTTTCTTGGTCAAACACCACGAAGTAGTTGTTGAGCCTTCCATTATGCAAGAACCCTGCCGATCCATTGTCCGGCGCGAGCATTGGAAGTCCGCCGGCACGCAAATCATTGCTAACAAGCGATGGACTCACGCCATTCCAGCGTTTGATTTCCGGGTATTGGGAAAACAGGTCTGGGAACATCAGTGTAATTTCGTCTGACGTGTACCAAGGACGGACAGTCACATCTGGAAAAGTCCTGAGAATCGTCTTTGCATATTCCTGCGTTGCCTTTGACGCGCTGGAAGTCGGCATTGTCATCTCAGACGCCCATGTCAATGCATCGCTGATCCAGTGCGCAATATAGTTTTCCTTTGACTCCTGCATCTCATGCGCCAGTCGGGCAAAAGGCTTCATGCGCTCACGGCTGGCAACCCTTGAAGCCTGCGTAAGCGGCGCGGCAGCGGGAACAACAAACTGGCTCACATCTCTTTTCAGAAACCAGTCAGCAAGAAACCTGGCGTTTCCATCATTCACCCATTCGTGAAACCTTGATATGACTTCCGGTGGGCATTTGCGTGCTGGAATACTATAAAACAGGTCATCATTCTGCAACAACCTATCTTGGCCCTTCGGAAGAGTCAGCAGGACAAGCATACGGCTAACTTCATTTCGAGAGAATGACCTTTGCCGCTGGGCGTCGTGAATTACTCGAGCGTCTGGGGATAATATCATCTGGCAAAGAACCTGACCGCCAATTCGATCCTCCAGCCCGTTGCCGGTTCCATTAAGCACGCCAATGACAGCATTTCGCATCCACGCCTTGTTTGTCGAACGCAGGTGGATAATTCCAAACTTGATTGACCACGGCGCGAACGCTTCGTAAATTGCAGATACCCACAGGTCAGCAGGAAGCCGCTCGCCAGTGATTGCTCCGGCAAAAGGAATATGCACCATCGGGTCTTGAACGTGCCACGCGATCAGGTCCAATAGCCACTCGATATCTTTTGGTGACGATGCAAACGTGTGCTGCGTCAACTCCAGAAAAGGGGTTATGTCTCCAGGTTCAGCGTTCCATCCGGTCCATAGATTGATATAATCGGTGCCGTTCTCAGAAAAAGTCTTGGGCCTCCCGGAAAGAAACGAAAGTCGTCGCAGGACTCGTAGTGCGTCCCTTCGATAAATTCTCCGGTAGCGCCTTCTGGGTCTTCGCAGTCAGGGAAGTTTTCTCGCACGTAAGGAACAACATCCTTGAATGACGGCATTGGCCTTCCAGTAGCCACTTCGACAAAGCGCAGTGATCTCCTGACATAGATTAGTTTTTCACGTAGTTGAGAAAGGAATAATTTCGGCGTTTCCCGATTTCGGGAGAGCGCGTGACGTGCCATATTTTTGCTCCAAATATTTGATGTTTTGCACTTGGTGCAAACTCTTTGGTTGGCCTGTTCCGTGACCAGTTCCATATTTTTCGATTGCCTCCAAAGCAGCGTAACCAGCCTTAGCCGGCATTAGAACACGCGCAACAGTTTTCTCCGTCGTGTTGTCTAGGTAGAGCGTATCCATTCCACAGTCAATACACCACCACGCTAATAATCTTTGCGCTGCGGTGCGAACGTCCTGACCGAGAACGTATGCAGAAATGATTGTCTTTGCGTCGCTTCTACAGTCTTTAGGATCAACATCTTTGCCCTTGTGCCTGGACACTGCCTCAGAAACTAGTTTTAGCGTTGTTTTGTCATGCAAATCAATAAGGCACTTTCGGCGCCCATTACTCCTCGCCAATTTCATCGCGTTTCCCCGGCGTTACATTTACCATTTTGCTATCCAGTTCCGCCAGAAGTTCAGCAACGCTTTTGTCGCGCGTGACTTCCACCTTTTCTGGTTGCACCGTTTTTCCAAACATCTTCTCGAAAAACCAACGCGGGTCTTCCTCTGCGACCTCGGTGAACTTCTCAATCCCGCCGATATTCTCGAACACCTGCAAAATTGCAAGGCGAGAAAACTTAGACGTATCCTGCATTCCAGCCGGCCCGTCGATAATCATTGGCGGTTTTTTGAATGACATGGAAACTCCCTAGCAGATTAGTATAGCATATCCCATGCCATGCAGTTATGCAATCTTGCAACGCTGGTATGCAAAATAGCATGTTGTAAATCCTAGTACAGCATGCAATCTTGTCCGAGTAGCGTTGTCGGTTAAAACTACGGCTTTCTTCAAGCCATGACGGCGGGGCGCTATAATGGGAAACCATTAGCTAGAACCGTGGGGCGCCAGCCTCTAGCATCCCCGCCCGAAAGCGATAGGGGGAAATACTGGCCAGGGACGTGCAAAGTCTCTGTGAAGCAGATCGCAAGTTTAGGGGGTTGCACCCTACCTAAGCACCGAGGCGCCCTCAGCCGACAGGTTCGGACATGGCACTAAGGTTCGGGAAGCAACTCTGGCCGAAAGGCTGGGGCTTCTTCCCCTATACCTCCAACCCTAGCCTCTGGTTCAAACATAGACCTTAGACTCTAGTAACTTAGTAGACTCTCTAGCGTTGAATCTAGTTACTTAGAGACTCTATAGCGTTTCACAATTTTCGGAATTGACTACACAGGGTTAACGTGGCACTTTGCTTGTGAGCCGTGCCGTCCACGCATACCTCCCGCTGCGTGTGTTGCCATTCTAACCGACTCGATGGCGCGGCTCACCGGAGGACTATTTGGAAAATTTGAAGCATCCTGACGAATTCTCTACCGACGCCGCTGTTTTGCGGAAGCTGGGAGAATGGCGTAACAATATTGAACTTCACGCAAACGAATGCCTGAAGATACGCGATAAGGCTGGCCAGCTAGTCCCTTTGAAATTCAATGCCCTTCAGCGTATTGTGCACAACGCCGCTGAAAAGCAAAGAAGCGAAACGGGTAAGATCAGGCAAATTGTGTTGAAGTACCGACGCGGTGGCGCATCTACTTACATTCTTGCTCGCGGATACAACAAAGCAACGCTGCATCACGGCGCGTCTGTTGCTATTATGGCACACGTATCACAGTCAACCAACGCACTTTACCGCATCGTCAAGCGTTTCCAGGAACACAATCCGTTCGCTCCCCCGCTTGGTGTCTCCAACGTCAAGGGTCTGGAATTTGACGGTATGGATAGCCGATATGGCGTTTTCTCTGCTGAAAACGACGAGGCCGGACGAGGCGACGAGGTTTCATTCCTGCACTTTTCTGAGGCGGCATACGCTCCAAACCTCGAAGGCAGTATGTCCGGCATTGGTAACTGCGTGTCAGATATGCCTGGAACCGAAATTTGGCTGGAATCTACGGCAAAGGAGCCTTTTGGCGACTTTTACGAACGCTGCATGGATACAATGAAGGGCGCATCCGACTATCAGCTAACGTTTGTCCCTTGGTCAGAAGACCCGCTTTGCTATTCTGATCCAGGCGCAGACTTCGAGCCGTCAACTGAGCGAGAAAACCCAATTTTCCCATCCGAATCGGAACTGATGGAGGTAAACGGCCTGACGCTTGGTCAGATTGCATGGCGCCGAAAGCGCATGGGCGGTCCACGCAACATCATTAAGTTTTCCCGTGAGTATCCGCTCACTGTTTCTGACTGCTTCGCCGCAATTGACGATAATGCGTTTATCTCGCCAATCGACGTGACGAGAAGCCGAAAAGCCAATATCAAGGCTCATGGCTCCATTGTCATTGGGGTTGACCCTGCATCTGGCGGTGGCGACAGATTTACAATTGCTGTTCGTCAGGGCCGAAAAGTGCACAAAATAACGCACCGCACCAAAGTAAAATTCAATGAGGGACTTGAGTTCATCAAAGCGATGATCGAGGACTGGAAGCCTGACCGTGTGTTTATTGACGCCGGCGGTGGCGGTAACGGTGATGCACTGTGTTCCGCACTGCGCGATGATCCGCGATATAGCGAAATTGTTCGCGGAGTTCTGTTTGGCGGTGTGAGCCAGCACAAGTTGCGTCGCCCCGACAAGCCAGGCCCACGCAACCGCAAGGCTGAGATGGCAATGCGCCTAAAGGATGCAATGGAGTCTCCAGAAGGGCTTGACCTTCCGGACGAGGAGGGAATCCAGTCTGACTTTTGCTCGGTTAAGGTCGAATATCTTAACCAAGAGGGCGACTACCAGCTTGTGCCTAAAAAGAAGCTGAAGACTCGATCCCACGACCTTTTCGATGCCGTAGGGTTGACTTATGCCGATGAGTTCGTTCAGCCGTTGCAACTTATTGAAGGCGGTGATATTAACTCTAGCATAGGTCGCACATACAGCCCAGCCGGCGTGCCGCCAAGCAATACAGGATGGATGGCCTAAATGCCGTTAAAAGACCAAAACGAAATTACTCTCGAAGGATTCGACAGTAAAGATGACTTCTGCAAGTGGGTTATGGAAACCCGGCAGAACGATCTTGACTTTGACCGCGAGAACCGTGACCGGGGCATTCAAGACACTCGCTATGCGGCTGGCTATCAGTGGCCGGCTGAAGACTACAAGTGGCGCGTTGACAACAATATTCCCGCCATGACCTTTAATCAGGTTCCATCACTACTTCGTCACCGCCTTGGTGCTCGTGCGCGTAAGGCAATCGGACCAAAGGTTACACCAGTCAATCCAGGTAAGCGTTATGACGGCATTGCTCAAATCCGCGAGGGATTGATCCGCAACGTCGAAATGAACAGCGATATCAAGGTTGTAGACGCAACAATCTCGCAGCAGCAGCTTATTGGCGGTATCGGCAACTACGAAGTAACCATCGAATACGCCAACAATGACGTGTTTGAGACGGATATTTTCATTCGCACGGATCAAAATAGCTGGAGCGTCATCTGGGATTCAATGTCCCAGGAGCCAACCGGCAAGGACGCGCGCCACGTAATGAAGGAAACCAACCTCACCCGCAAGGATTATGAGGCAATGTTCCCTGATTATCCGGTCGAAAGCATTGGTGAGAACCCGGCGCACACGCTGACAAATACAAGCGGCGTTATGGTCAACGGACAGTCCGATAACCTTCAGGGGTGGATTAACGAAGATACGGTTCGTATTGCTCTTGTATGGACAATGCATGAGCGCGACAAGACTTTGGCGTTGCTGACGAACGGCGATGTGGTAGATATTGGCGACACTCCACCGGAAGAGTACCAGACTGATCCAAACGAAGATGGTGATTTTGACACAGTAGTCAGAAACCAAAAAACCGGGGAATACAAATCCCGCGTTGCGAAGTGCAAGTACGCTAGAGGCGTTCTGACGAACGGCTCTGACATACTTGGCGAGCCATACGAAATGGAAGTAGATCGCGTTCCACTCGTTCGCGTTCCGGCCTGGTGCATCTATACCGGAGACCGCATGGAGCGGTTTGGTATGATTTACAATGCCCGCGACGCGCTGACGTTCTATAATTACGTCAAATCTGACCGGATTGAGCGCATTGTGTTCCGCAACCGTGCGCAGTACGAAGCGCAGGAAGACGCGCTTTCGGCTGAGCAGGAAAAGCAGTACAAGAATGCTCACCGCCTTCGTGGTGGAGTTCTGAAGTATCGCGGGCCAGCACCAATGCAGATTTCGCCACCGCCTGTTGACCAAGCCGCCATCATCGAAACTGAAGCAGCACAACAGTCTATCAATGATATCTTTGACATTCGGCCAGGCTTGGCCAGTGGTATGGGGGCGCCTTCCGGCATTTCCCTTGAACACCAAATGGATATCACCGACACGGGCGGACTCATTTACGATGAAACGATGGAAGCCGCCAAGCGCGAAGTATATCGTCTCATTAACCAGCTTATCCCATACGTCTATGACGCACCACGCATCATCAAGATCGTTGGCGAGGACGGAAAGATCAAAGAGGCAATTCTCAATGATCCAGAGAACCCGGAAAGCATTGACATTACGCTTGGCAAGTATTCTGTAGACACTGCTACCGGACCAAGCGCAGCAACCCAGCGCGTGCAGGCAATCGACTTCTATCAGACAATGTTCAACGCCAACCCGGAACTGATGGGTCTGGTTGCGCCAGAACTGATCGAATTGCTAAACGTCCCCGGAACAGAGAAGCTTTCCAAGGCGCTTCGTGAGCGCACCGGAACTGGCCAAGAGGAAGACTTGACGCCAGAGGAGCAGGCCGCGATGGCCGCCGAAGCTGAAAAGCAGGCGGCACTAGAAGAAAAAATGGTCATGCTTCAAATGCGTAGCGCCGAACTTGACGTTGAAAAGAAGCAGGCCGAGACTGAAGCCAGACTTGCTGACGTTCAACAAAAACTTGCAACCGCCGAATCTGAGCGCGCCCAATCACAGGAGCGTTTGTCCAAAGCAGAGCAAGACAGAATCACCAGTACAGCTAAGATTCTAGAGATGGAATCCAAGATGGAACTGTTGGCCGCTCAGACAGAAAAAGTTCTGGCGGAAATTCAGAAGATTAATGCAACTCCAATTCCAAACCCAACCGGAGGTACTACGGAATGACTATTGAGAACACACCAGACGAAAGCGAATTTATCGTTCCCGCAGACAATGAAGTTATTGAGGGGGCGGAGGCAAGTCTGACCCCAGCCGATGACGTTGAAATCAAAGAGGACGATGATGACAGCGAAGGCGTTGTTGAAAGCGCAGAGCAGATTGCGGCCAACAAGGCGGCAGCTAAGGAAGCCTTTAAGCGCAGAAAAGCGGAGCGTGAGAGTTTTGCATCGCAAAGCCGCATCCAGGAACTCGAGAATCAGGTCCGCGCGCTTGCAAGCAGCAAGTCTCCAGAAAACAAGGAAGCGGTTGCAGCCGCACCAAAGAAGCCAAATCCGGCTGATTTTGACCTTGGCCGTTGGGACGAGAAGTATGAAGCGGCTCTTAGCGACTGGATGGATCATCGAGACGACTTTATTCTAAAGCAGGCCGAGGAGCGAGCATCCAGCGCAACTCGCGAACTAGGCGAGTCTGCAAGGCGGCAGCGCGAGAATGCTGACCTTGAGTCCGTCGGAAATGATGTTGGAAAAAGGGGTATTGACAAATACTCTGACTTCCAAGATACTGTTCAGGACGCTCTAGAAGCGATGCCGCCTGCACCGGAGGCTCTAAAACATTTAGTGCGACTATCGAATGCGGAAGACGTATTCTATCACCTAGCGCAAAATCCTGACGCGCTGGAGAGTATCACGGACCTCGATCCGATGGGCCAAGCCCTTGAATTTGGTAAAATCTCGGCTCGGCTGGCCGCAAAGTCCAAAGTGGCTTCGCAGACAACCAAGGCTAAACCATCACCCCAGCAGCCTCGCGGAACTGGCGGCAAGTTCACTTCGGACGCTGACGCCAATTACGAGAAGCTTCTAAAATCAAACAACAACCCGTGGAATTAAAATACAATGGCTAACAACTATCCTCAACTGGCTCTCGTCACCGACGCTATCGCCGCATCAATGGAAAACACGCTTGTCGCGTCCAAACTGATGCGCTGGATGGATCGTGGTTCGAGCAAGATTGGCCCGCTCAACCGCTTCCAGGTTATCGAGCGCGTCTCCCCTCGCTACAACAGCCGCCGCACAACTGGTAACGTGGCTGACCTTTCCGCTGGCAAGCAGGACACTGTTGCAGGTGCCGAAATCTTCCAGCTTAACTCGCTGATTGGCTATGACTTCTTCGACGAAGACTTCAGCCGCGTTCGCGATCTTGACATGGCAATGAAAGACGAGCGCCTTAAGGCAATCGGTCGCAATGCTGGTGAAGACGTTGACGCAGACGTGCTTTCTTTCACTGCACGCGCAGGTAACAACCAAACTGGTGTTTCCGGTAACGCAGTGAACTCCATCGAAGCACTTCAGGCCGGATATGTCCGCCTGAAAGAAGAAGGCGTTGCAGACGGCACTATGTTTGCGGTTCTTTCCTATAGCGACTACCCAGCCCTGTCGAAGTATCTCCTTGAGACTACGACTGCCAACCGTGGCACGCAGGAAACCATTCTCGGTACGCTTTCGGGCGCCGTGAAAGACCTGCTTGGCATGAAGGTGATGTTCACCCAACAGCTTCCTGTTCAGGTTGCTGGCACACGCACCAACGGTACTGTCGATGGCGCTTCGCAGAACGTGAACTACCGTGCCGTTGCTCAGTCCCAGACGACTAACGGCAACTTCCTGACCCAGACGTTTAACCTGGCAGGACTTGGCGCTAACGCAACCATCGAAGACGGCGCAATCTTTACGATTGCCGGCGTTAACGCATGGGATAACCGCAAGGGTGCCAGCATTGGCCGCCTTCAGCAGTTCCGCGTTGTTGGAGCAGTAACCGCAGACGGCACGGGTGACGCGGAAGTTCGCATCTACCCAGCCATCGTTGTGCAAGACCCGTCTTCGCCAATTGGTGATGTCGGAGTGAACAACGCACATGCAACCGTCGATGCCGCACCTGCTAACGCAGCGGTTGTGACCTTCCTGCAAGGCGCCAGCACGAGCCATGTGGTTCGTTCTATCGTCGCGCGCGAAGCAATCCGCGTCGAAACTGCATCGCTGGAAACTCTTCCTTCGGGTGAGAATGCTACGCGCAAAATGAAGGGCGTCCCGCTCTCCATGCGTATGCACCGCTACTCGAACGGCGATAATGGTACGGTATCCTGCCGCCTCGACTCGGCATACCAGACAAACGTTGAAGCGCACGGTCGCTCGAAGATTGTCCGCATTAACGGCTTCTGATCGCTGTTAACCATATAGCTTGACTTGGCCCCGGTGTAGAGATACATTGGGGCCAAGTTTTATCTAGGAAGACTGCAATGTCTCTGGTCACAACGTCTATCTCCATCACAAAAGACACTGGCTGGGTTTTGGTCGCCACCAATCCAGTGTATCTGGCAATTCGGAGTCGAGACGGACGGCCATTCCAGGTAGCAACGTTGGCTTCTCCTGGCGTTCCATCCGAGCCAGATATTCTTTCGTTTGACAGCTACAGCCAAGAAATTGACGGTATTGTTTTCGAGAAAGACACGGCATCGACGGGATATTTCTATGTCAGAGCCGCGCTGGCAACGTCGGTAACTGACCCCACGCGCGTAGGTATTCTGTTCGACGAAACGATCCTTAGCATCACCGTTGACAGCACGGTCATTACGGTAGACACTACACTTGTAACATGTGACGAGAGTTAAGCAGTTTTATGGTCAAACAAACAATCAACGTAGGCGCCGCGCCAAATGATGGCACAGGGGACCCCCTGCGCACCGCCATGATTAAGGCTAATGACAACTTCACGGAATTGTATCTTGGGGGGGACCCCCTGAACCTGACGGTCACCAATCCAGCGGCCCCGCCAGCGGGCACTGTTCGCGTATTCCGGAAAGAGATAGCGGGCAGGCAACTACCAGCGTTTATTGGTCCATCTGGGGCAGGCAGCGCGTTGCAGCCACTCTTAGCGCAGAAGAAAATTGGCTATTGGAGTCCACCCGGCAACGCAACTACTTTGCCGGGTGTTTTCGGCTTTAATGCAGTTTTCACAGCTGGCTTTACCACAACTGCCCGAAACGTAGCCGCGACTAACATGTTCACCCGTATGCGTAGGCTGGGATACCAGACCAGCGCGACAGCCGGAACGGTGGGGCAATGGACATCGTCACCACAATACACAACGGGCGATGGCGCGGGCTTGGGAGGTTTTACTTATATCCTTCGCTTCGGTATCAGTGACCCATCGTTGGTCGCAGGCGCTCGCATGTTTATGGGCGCGCGCCAAGCCTTCACCCCAACCAACCTCCCGCCCGCAAATCTTACTAACTGTATCGGCGTCGGACATGATGCTGGTGAAACGGAACTATCCATCTACTACGGCGGAACAACCGCACAGGCGCCGATTCCATTGGGCGTAAACTTCCCGGTGACCACTAGCACAGACCCTTATGAGCTTGCTCTATTTAGTTCGCCTGCCAGCACCGACATTAATTGGGAGGTCACGAACCTTAGAACGGGCAATGCCGCCACCGGAACAGTAAGCGGAGGCGCGGCAGTCGTGCCCACCGCCACTGTCCTTCTGGCCATCCCCTGGGGTTTTCGCACGAATAACGCCACGGCGTCTATTGTGGGTATCGACGTGATGAGCGCTTATATCGAGACGGAACAATAACGACACAGGAATGTCTGGCCTGACTACATTTTCGTTTTTGCCGGGAACTGACGTATTGACTATTACGGCCAACTTCTCTATACCCGATAATGGCACAGCAGGACACTACGTTGCTCCGTAACTTCTCAACTCAAGAAAGAGAATAACCAATGGCCCTTACAACCTCAAGTGTTGCAATTACGCCCGAAAGCGGCTGGACCTCGGTTGCGGTAAACCCTAACTATCTGCAAATTCGGAACCGCACCAGCAGACCGTGGCAACTTGCCGTTACCGCCGGTCCCGCACCAACAAACGAAAACGCTGTCCTTTCGTTTAACCCGCAGGCTCAACAAGATGGGCATGTCTTTATCAAGGACACCGTATCTTCTGGCACGTTTTTTGTCAGGGTGATGGAATCCGGACCTGTTGGAGAAACAACCAATTTCGGATTGCTTATTGACGTTTAAATAATAGGTATTACCTTGGTCATACCAATGGAGGAATTGGTATGACTGAGAACATAATTTACGCAATCATGTGTTTTTGGGGATCATCCTTTTGTTGGTTGATCTATTGGCTCGAAGGTGAGGCTTTGATAGATGGCAAATAAGAATAAGGTATTTTGGCCGGCATGGCGATACGGTCCAGAAGGCGCTTCCGGCGTATTCCAGTCTGAGAATGACGTTCCTGCCGGCTGGGTTGAAAATCCAAACGACGTTGTTGAGCCTGATGCGCCAAAGCCTGAAGACGGCTCGGATGCGTGGGGCGGACACACAAAGAAAGAACTGCAAGCCGCACTACGCAAATCTGGGGAGAAGGTGCACGCAGCAACGTCTGCACGCAAAATGTTCGAGAAAGCCGTAGAAGTCGGCGCTATTCCGGGGTACGGTATGCCTAACAGTGACTAGGGGTTTACCATGACAGTAATAGTCTTCAAAGATGGTGTATTTGCGGCTGATCGCTCTATTACTGCCAATGGCCAGCATCTTTATGAGGATGAAAAGATCGTCAAGGGCGACAAAGCTATTGGCGGATATTGCGGATCAGTCACGGCAGGCCAGCATTTCGCAAATTGGATAAAGACGGACTGCCTGGAAGAGTTTCATGCCGGCAAGGAAGATGACTGGATGGGTCTTGTCCAAATTGGTGATTCCCTGTTTATCTGCGACATGAACGGAATTTCCGAAGTCCCGCTCAAACAGCCTATGGCAATTGGCTCCGGTTCTGAGGTTGCTTTGGGGGCGCTTGATATGGGCGCCAATGCGGATGAGGCGGCATGGGTGTCTGCAAATCGTCTGGGTTGCGCACAATACGGGATTGATGTAATGTCGCTTGACGCGGAATCGTATCTATATCACCGCAAATAAGGTGCTAAATGTCCACACTAAGCCAGATTATTCAACGCGGTTTCCGTGAAAGCCAGATTCTAGACATTGACCGTGCGCCATCAGCAGCGCAGGAAGCCGAGGCGCTTGTCATACTTAATGGCATTATTAAGCGCCACACAAGGCCGTCAACTGTTACGGTATGGCTTGGCGATACCAAAAATATTCATCCCCAGCGAGGAACGATCCTGAAGGACTTCACGCCGCTGGTTGATAATAGGGCAATACCGCAGGACACGTTCGTTAACCTGTTGCTGGATCAGTCATATAGCGTAATGCTTCCGCCGGAGCCGGGTGACGGAGCCAAACTGTCATTCATTGACGTGGCTGGCACGCTTGCCTCTTATCCGCTCACGCTACTCGGCAACGGAAACCTTGTGGCAGGGAATACGTCGGCCACACTGTCAGACAACAACTCTACGACAACTTATCTTTATCGACGAGACCTTGCCAATTGGCAGCTTGTTTCGACGCTCCTGAGTACTTCTTCGACGCCATTCCCGGAAGAGTTTGACGATATGTTTGTCATTGAATTGGCAATTCGTCTGAACCCACGATACGGCAAGGAAATTAGCGGCGTCACGGGTGAAATGTATCAGCAAATCCGCTCGCGCTTTATCGGTCGATATACGTCAGAAAACAGCAGTGCCGCCCCAGACAACATTTGGGATACGGCGTTCAACACCAATGGTGATATTGGCAGGGGTTACTAAGTGGCCAAAGTTCCATTAACTAGGACGACGTGGCGCCGGGACTATGCCGGCGGCGTTCAATTGCAGCTACTCAATAGGTTCTTCGAGGAAGACCCGTCTTCTACAATTGACGATACGGCGCTTATTGCCCGCCCCGGAACTGACTCGTATCGCGCATTTGGGTCCGGCACAATGCGTGGAAACTTCACGCAACAGGGCTTCTTTGGCGGCGATCTTTTTGTTGCATCCGGTCAAACACTGTATCGTTGGGATGGGACAACGGAAACTGCGATAACAGGCGTTTTGTCTGCTGAAGACACGCCAGTATCCATCACATATCAAGCATCCCCCGGCGTGGAGCGCCTATGGATTGCGGACGGCGCGACTCTCTACTACTACGAGGGTGATACGAAGTCTCGCGGAAACCTTGACGCTGATGAGGCGCTAAACGTATCCCCGGGCGACGTGGTTCTTATTGACACTGTTTACTATGAGTTTGTTGCGTCCGGCGTTGACGCTGGAACGCCGGCTGGAACGTTGGCGGACCCGTGGCTTGTGCTTATTGGTGCAACGTCAGAGTTTAGCCTATCAAACCTGTCTGCCGCCATCGGCAACACGGGCACTCCTGGCGGAACCTACTCAACAGCACTTCTTGCAAACCCTAACGTCGAGGTTAGGCGTCTTGAGCAATATCGCCTCAACGTGCAGGCTGTTGTGCCTGGGGCTGGTGGAGACACTATCGTTACAACAACAACGGCGGCAAACCTAACGTGGGGTGCTGCGACTCTGGAGAACGGCGGGCTTGATATACTGACTCCTGTTGACGTTCCGGATGGAGGGACCGAGGCGGCGGTATCGCTCACAACCCTTGCTGCGTATGTCATTGTATCCGTTGCGGGTAGCCAGCGCATGTATTTCATTAGGCCGGGCGAGTTCTGGATTGAAGTCTTTGCTGAAGCTGAATCTGAGCCTGATGTTGTCTTGCAGGTAGTTACCGTTGGGTCAAGCTTTTGGGCGCTTGGTGAGTCCACTATCGAGCCTTGGACTGCCACGGGTGACGCGGATATTCCATTTGCACCAATACAGGGCCGGCAGATGAGTTACGGTATCGTTGCTGGAACCGCTTTGGTTCTTGAGGACCGTGTGATATATGTGGATGATAAGGGGATTGTCAGGGATAGTTCTGGCGCTCGAATCAGCACGCACGGCATTGAAGAAGAAATAAGGCTTAGAACGTAAAATGGCACTGACTTTTGTTGACAGCCCGAACAGATACGAGACTGGTGAATTTGAGGACATTAGCATTGCTAGTGTGTGGAGCAACTTCCCGACGGGCGGTAGTGCATTCGGCGCCCGTGTCGATGAGCCGGTATTCGGCTCACGAACCGGACTGAAGGCATTCTATTGCAGCACTAACGGCACCACCGGTGATATGCGAGCCAGCCTTGCAAATCCTGCTGCCGCTGAAGTTTATTTTGCGCTTGCATGGTATGCGCCGGCACTGCCAACCCAAGGCAACACACAACAGTTTAGACTGCATGATAGCACTAACGAGCTTGTTTGCTACTTTAACGTGCAGCCAAGCGGAACCATTGCGCTGCGCGATTCATCCGGTACAATTATTGCAGAAACTGCGGCTCCTGTAATTATAGCAGGAACGTGGACCTTCCTTGAGTTCCGGGTCTTATGCGGAGCAGGTACTGGTGTGGCTCAGATACAAAATCAGGCCGGAACAAGCCTGATGAGTGCGAGCGGTCTTGCAATTCCTGGGACAATAGGAATTATCGTTCCTCGCGGACAGACTTCAGGAGTAACGGCAGGTGGGCGTGACTATTACTTCACTGATATCTCTGTAAAGGACACAACCGGAACTGAAAACAATACTTGGTACGCATCTGGCGGTGTTGCCAACTACCTACTCAAGCCGAATGCCGATGTTGTCGGAAACGCATGGTCATTTGTGGCCCGCAGGACATTCAACAACGGCGTAGGTTACAACGGCAGGACAAATGACAGCGGCTTTGCTGTTGCCGATGCCGCCACACTGGAAATCGGCGCTGGTGACTTTACTGTCGAAGGCACGTTCCGTTGGGATGTTCTTCCTTCTTCTGGATCAATCCAGACTCTTGTCTCAAAGTGGCGCGGCGCCTCTAACCTTTCGTGGCGCTTGTATGCCTACGAATCTGGAGGCAACACATTTATTGCCTTTGCCACAAGCACTGACGGCACTACCGGCACCGAGACGATTGTGCACAACTATCAGCTTGATATCGTTAAGTGGCAGAAATACACCATATCCGTATCGCGAGCGTCCGGCTCTAGCCGTATGTTTATCGACGGTGTGCGCGTAGGCCCCGTTGTCGCTGATGCGGCGACATACTTTAACGGTTCTGCACTGGTTGCTATTGCTGGGCAGGCAGCCAGTTCAATAACTTTGGAAAATGGCTTTATTGGCTGGATGGATGAGGTTAGATATACCGTAGGTGTTGGCCGGTACACGGCAGAATACACGCCGGCAACCACAGCATTCCCACGCGATGTTGGCGGCGACCCCAGCTTTGCCAGCGTTCAGTTGCTTGTTGGCTGGGATGACGGGCTTGTTATTGACCAGTCTGGCGCCGGACGTACAATCACAACACGCGGAACAGCAGAGGCGCAAGTTACTGATGACGGTGACTTTGCTTTCCAGTCTATCGATAAGACACTGAGGGACGACACGTTTATTGAGGCAAAGTACATTCCGGCATCTGGTACTTTGGAGTTTGGTGCAAATCCTCTAGACACAGAGACGGTTGTTATCGGAAGCCAAACATACACATTCAACACGACACTTGGCGGCGCCGGCAGTGTCCTCATTGGTATTGACCAAGAAGCAAGTCTTGATAACCTTGTTGCGGCTGTTGAGAATGGCCCCGGAGAAGGCACGCTGTATGGTACTGGCACAACGGCCAATGCTGACGCTTCGGCAGAATCCCAGCCTGGTGACATTATTGGGGTTTTTGCCATAGTTCCGGGAACTGCCGGTAACTCGCTCACCTTCACAACTTCCGTCACTGGCGCTACAATATCTGGTTCTGGCACTTTGGCTGGTGGCATAGATATACCGGCAGCAAGCGACTACGTTCTAGAGCGCCTTCCGCGAGGAATTACGCGCGTTGACGGCATTGCGCTGTTCACGAGGCGTTCTGTGTTTGGCGTCGGTGGCGCACAATTGCAACCTGGGTTTGTTGACTCCAGCTTGGCGGTCAGTAATGGCGCTGATGTTGCGGCACCTGCTAACCCAGCGTGGCAAACAGATATCCTAAATAACAACGGCGGATCGCCTTGGACCGTCATTGATATGCTCGGAAGCAAAGTTCGCGTTAACAGGACAGTCTAAGTGTGGCCATTGCAGACAAAATTAGGGTTGCCAACCAAGAGGTTGCGGCTGTTGTCGCGACGCCTTATACTCCTCTGCGAGTGCATGAACTATATGCCGTCGCTATTGGCGGCAAGATCGCTCCGTATCTGTATGTCCATAATGAGCATATTGCGGCGGTCGCAGGTAACGATGGTGAGAGTGCCGTGTTAAGAGTCCATGAAATACACGCGGTTGTTGTTGCAGCAGAGGGCGTTATCCCGGAACAGCCACTTGTCATCAATGCCTTCCCTTACGATATCGACGGCCACGTATTCTACGGCCTGCACATTCGCGGTAGGGGTACATTCGTTTATGACCTTATGACCGGCCAGTGGATGCAGTGGCAGACTGCAAACTTCCTTTACTGGAACGCGCAATATCACGTTAAGTGGAACGATCAGTTCTATGCTTCAAGCCTGATTGACTCCACCCTTGTTGTGGTAAACCCGAATTCCGTTCTGGATGATAGCTTCCGTACAAATACATTCTTGGCAACAGGTCGCCTGGAAAGTCAGTCTCGCAGATACATTCAAAACCCGGAAGCGCAACTGTTTGGCTCTATCGGATTGCGCGGCGGCGATGTTGCTCTGCGCTACTCTGACGACGAGGGCGACACATGGTCAACGGATCGCGTAGTTACGGTATCCCCCGGTGTGCGCGACGCCAACGTGATGTTCTATGACCTTGGGTCAGTGAAGGCTCCGGGTCGCATCTTCCAGATTAAGGATGAGGGGACAATGCGCCGAATCCAAACCCTCAACGCAATTATGGGTGGAGAAAATGGCAGCGACTCCTAACGAAAAATTAATAGGCCCGATTGGTTATTCTCCCATCGTCGAGAAGGATGGCGGGGCGACTCCGTTCTTTGCCCGGCAATGGCTTAACCTTGTTAATCTGGTCAAGTCTGTCGTAAAAATACAGAACGATATTATTATTGTTAACCAAGATATCATCACGCTTGTTGACGATGTTAACGCGCTGGAGGCCACTGAAATAGGTGGTGACGGAACGATTATCACGCCAGCCGCGGCGCCGCTAAGCGACGGCAACATAACGCTCACTCTCGCAGATACGGCTGTAACCCCAGGCGCATATACTTCCGCTGATATTACTGTAGATCAGCAGGGACGAATAACCGCAGCAGCCAACGGATCGGGCGGGGGTGGCGGGTCTCTCGAAGTAGAAGACGACGGAGTATCAGTTGTTGCAGCCGCAACGAAACTTAATTTCGCAGGTTCGGGGGTAGTTGTAACTGACAACGGCTCGGGCGAAGCACTTATCACAATAGCAGGAGGCGGAGGACCAGCCGTGTTAGCAGTAGTTCAAACAGCATCAGAAGCATTGGCGAATATCACGTCAGGAATCACGCTTGCGGCGCCACCCGCCAACGGAAATACTTTGGTGGCAGTTGGTATAAACACGAGCAACACCAGCAACCCAAATACTAACTCTGGGTGGGTTAATCACGGCAGCGACTCGTCGCCACTAGACTGCATAATCGCAACAAAAGTGTGCGGTCCAAGCGAGTCTACACTACAGTCTCCATTCTCGACAACTTCGGCTGGTTTGATAGTTATGTACGAGATATCTGGGGCAAGTGTAGTCATAGACAACACCACTTTCGCAAGTTACAATTCAGCCTCACTAAGTATCAATACCTCCTCTAACGGACGATTTTTACCCGGCGTGACTGGCATAATACTGGCGTTCGCTGTGCACAAGGCCGAAGCGTATGGCACGTTCGGAGGCTCTGTCGTAGAAACAGGTGGCACTGCGCGGGTGCAGGACGATGGCACCATAACTGTTTCCCCGGCCTCCGCGCAGGGAGCGGTGGGGGTGCTAACCCCCGGCTTATCCCTATCCGCATCCATCCTATATCCTGCAGCGGTGGACGCGGCTATTGGTTATGTTATTCTTGCGTAGTTCAGAGATGGGCGGTAAAAATGATTCGCCAGCTTGACCGAGATAATGCTGCATGGCATAACACTGAAACAAGATTTGGAGTTAATTAAATGGCAATTCTCGCATCCCTGAAGGGCTACAAGACCCTTATTGTTAACGTCATCATCGCAGTTATCGGTATTCTGATCGCTACTGGTGTAGTGCCGGCTGTTGAGGCTCTTACGGCTGAAGAGGTTTCGACGCATGTTGAGGCCCTATTCGGCGCTTTTGCTGTCATTGGTGCAGCCGTAAACATCTTCATTCGCATGTTCACAAGCACGCCCATTGGCCAAAAAGGCTAATGCTTCCGCATGACGGGTATTACGCTCGCGCTCCAATCCCAAATGAGGCTTGGAAAGAACGCTGGCCTAACTTTACCCCACAGGAACTTGCTTGCAGTCATTGCGGCGAGTATGTGCACAATGCGAAGTTCATGGATAAATTGCAGTCCCTTCGCTATATCATTGGCAAGCCGTTCAAGATAAACTCTGGCCACAGGTGCGCCGTCCACAACAAGGCCGTCGGTGGCGCCCCAAAGTCAAAACACCTAGAGATTGCTGTAGATATCAGCCTGCACAACCAGGATCGCTTTGACTTGGCCAACATGGCTGACAGTTTCGGGTTTACAGGGATGGGCCACGCTAAGTCATTTCTGCATCTTGACCTTCGTTCTGGCCCAAAAACACACTGGTATTACGGTGACTCCAAGAAGTATTGGGTCAAGCCTCACTAGTTGCATATCTTTTGATTGTGCGGTAATGTGCGTCATTAAACGGAGACTAAATCATGTGGGGTAGTATTCTAGCTGGTGTGGGCAAGATGTTCGGCGGCGGCGGCGGCGGCGCAGGCTTGGGAAAGATTGCTGGCGCGCTTGGTTTGGGAGGAAGTGCCAACAAAGGCGTGAAGCGCATGGGTCAGGGCTTTCTTGATGCGAAAGAGGCCGTCGATCCACTATATGACAGCGCGCGGGGCAGGCTCCAGCCTTACGCGGACACTGGCGGGCAGGCTAATAGCCTTGTTTCTAGTCTTCTTGGTCTCAGTCCTGGCAATACTTCTGGCGCGGAAGCGATGAGCCAATTCCGGGACTCGACCGGGTATAAAGACATAATGAACCAAGCCATGAACGGTGTTTCGACTAACGCCGCCGCGAAGGGATTGCTCGGCTCCAGCGGAACTGGCAAGGTTTTCCAGAACACTGCCGCCGACATTGCGCAGGGAAGTTTTGGTGACTTCCTGAGTCGCATAACTGGCCAGCAGTCAATGGGTATTAATGCTGCAAACAATCTTGCAGAGACGGATATGAATCAGGCTGAGTTTGCAGGCAAAAACAAACTTGGGCTTGCGGAGACAATGGCTCAGAAGAAGGATTCAAGTTTCCTTGGCAAACTTTTTGGATAAATAGATATGGCTGAAGCTAATAGTCTCTGGGGCGGAATGCCCGGTTATATCGCCAGCATGTTCCGCAACAAGAAAAAAACACCCGCTGGCTCCACGCCAGGTCCTAAAGATAGTGGAACAAGTCTTGTTGACGAAGGCAGGGCATTTGTGGATGCAGTGCGTGGTTATGGCGCGTCTGACCCCATTGATGATCCATATGCCAAGCGCAAAGAAGATAAAAAAGAAGATAAACCTGAAGACAAAAACCCGGCATTAACGCCATATCAGCAGCAGGTTACTCCGCAGGCTCAGGGCGGACCTAGTGCGCCGGCCACACGCGACACTCCAGAAGCGATAGCTAACCTTAATCGTGGATTTGATGCGCTTGCGTCAGAGCAGAATATGGTAGCGGCTCCAAAAGAGTCAAATTCCGACAAAGTAATGCGTGGCGTTTCCGGCCTTCTTGGGTTTGTCCCGAAGGGTGGCACACGAGGCGACGCAGCGGACGGATTCGCTAATATTGGCCGTAGCCTTATGGGTCTCAATTCAGTGCAGCAGATGGAGAGTGACTATAATCAGTCAGTCGCCCCTGAGAAGCTGCGACGCGCGCTTGAAACTGGAGACGCTGAAGAAATTGCAAGGCTTGATATTGGCGAGGGAACAGCGCGCCAGAGATTCGACGGAAACCAAGCGAAAGCCGCCGCCGCCGAATCCCCGGAAGTTGCTAAGGCTAGGTCAAGAAAAGTAGAACTAGCCAACGCCGCAGAGGCAATGTCCCGCGAAACTGGAGTCCCTTATGGTGACGCAGTGGGCTACATTAATCAGCAGCTTGGCGGTGGCGTATTTGATGATATGGAACTGACCGCAGCACGTGACGGTGGGTATGACGGCCTGAAGGCTATCATTGGCGACCCGGTTACTTCCGCTGATCGCTTCCTGCTGACGGGCGGCAACACCGCTATTGATCTTCGCAACTCCAATATGGATAAGATTGACTGGCAAAGTAAGCCAAAGACTCCAGAAGAGATGGAGATGTTTAAGGCTGATCTTGCTTACAAGGTCTCCAGGGGCAATCTTACTGATGCGCAGGCCCTCAAGGCGCTCAGAGACGCAGAGTCTAATGCTCTAAGGGCGGCTAAGTATCAGCCGGGCGGCGGAGCAGATAGCGCTAGCGGATTTGGCTCAGCGGGCGTAGTTGTCGGAAGCCTGACTAGGGCATACAACTCTATTGAAGCGGCAAACGAAGCTGGAGTGTTTGTTGACCCAGAGGCCGGCGGCGGAATAAGTACGGCACTTACCGCCATGAAGGCAGACCCCAATATTGTTGACAGCAGCAAGTGGCGCCTAGCTATGTCCGTGTTGGACCCAAAGGGGTTTGAGGCTGTTATGAGTATGCGCCAATCACAGCGCGACCTGATGCAGGCAATTCGTCAACTTCCGGGAATGGAGGCATCAAAGCTTGCGGATACACCGGCTGAACAGGAGATGCTTCGTCAGACTGCGCTTCAGTATGATGGCTCATATGGGGGCGCTAAACGTTCGCTTGGCGCAACCACTGGACTATTTGCTCAGGAAATTGAACAGTTTGTACTTAACAATCCCAACGCCTCACCGCAGGCCAAGGAGGCCGCGCGGGACATTCTTCGCCGCGCTGGTATTGGCGGTTATGAGCAAGCAGCACAACCAAATCAGGCCGGCGGTAAGTACCCGGAAGGGACAAAGGTGACTAACAAAGATACTGGTGAGGAGTTTGTGAGGCGTGGTGATAAGTGGGTGCCAACACAATGAACCCCGATGATCTCCCACCCGGCTTTGAAGTAACCTATATGCCCCCTGTCGAGACGCAGGATCAGGGTGATCTCCCGCCCGGATTTGAACTTTCTGGCCCACAAACACTTGGCGACCGCTGGAAGAATGCTGGAGCGGACCCGGACTCGCGCCGAAAGCTGGCTATTGAGATTGGCCGTAGCTTTGGCGAAAAGCAATACGCCGGCAGTGACCCGTCTGCTGTTCCGGGAATCTCAAAGCAGCAAGCCTCCGCGTTTAGTAAAACAGGGCGCGACCTGCTGGCATTCGGTATGGGTCGCCGCAAGCTTCGCAAAGAGGCAATGAAGACATTTCCGGGATTGACCAAAGAGGAAGCTTCAATCGTCGCTGACGAGGCTGACCGCATCCAATTCAAAGAAAAGCCCGGCGCAACCGCAGCGGGCGGAGCCGTTGGCCTTGTCGGTAATATTGGCGCGCTTGGTGGTGGGCTTGGGGCGGCTGGGCGCGTTCCTGGAATTATTGGAAACGTCGCTCGCGGTGCAACTATATCCAAAGATGGCACACTTGTCGGTAACGTCGCTCGCGGTGCCGTTGGCGGTGCAGCAGGCGCAGAGGCGTATGCACAAATTGCTGATGAGCGCAACGCAACTCCGGTTGAATTGGGCGTATCTGCTGGTTTAGGTGGAGCCCTTCCCGGAATCGTTCAATCTGTAGGCGGCTGGCTTGGCCGTGGCGCACTACCAACTCAAGAGGCCGCACGAAGAATTGGCCGCGATATTGGTGAGGCTGGTGCGCAACGTGCAGACGAATTTGCAGCAGCAACGGGCGAGGCGCTTCCAACCGCAGCGGGCGCACTGGACCCAAACTCTGCATTAACCATTGCAAGGTCAACCGCCGGCGGACCTCGCGCATCAACAGCTATCGAGAACTCTGTAAATACGACCGATACGGCGCTTATGCGCGGAATGTCAAACCGTGTTGACGAAACCGTTCCTCTCGCAGCAAGTTCTGCCAGAATCACTAATGACACAAAAGACGCAGCTTCTGCATTCATGGCCCGCGAAATATCTCCCGGTGTTCCGCAGAGGGAAGTACGAATTAACCTAGACCCGTCAATTCACCGTGCTTTGCTCGACGCTGTGAACATCTTGGATAGGAACGTTGGCGAAGTGCCGCTTGACGGATTCTTGCGCCGAGCACTTGACACAAATGAACTAAGTCTTGGACAGTTTAACACTGTTCGGAAAAACCTTGAGTCCACAGTGGAGTTTAGTTCCAACCCAGAACTGTCAAAGAATGTTAGCCAGCTTATTCGCGGCGCCGTTGACCAAGTAGACAAAGTTTCCGCTAAAGGCTACGCCAAAGCCGTCATTGACGATTATGCGGCTGGTATGCGTCAGGCAGAAGGTGCTCAGGCCGGTGGAAAAATTCTATCCAGTGGAACGCCATCAGAATTGCGCAGCGCAGCAACAGGCCCGGTTGTAAATCAGCCAGCCGCAAGCGTTGCTGACCGCATTACCGGCGCTGGTCGCGGGGCCGCACAGGCTTTGCGTGACGAATTTGGTGCTGGCAGGCCGTCCGCTCGCTCTGCTGCACGCGCGGTATCCGAAGGTGACGTTGCTGCAAAGGTTGCTGATATTGTTCCGGGCGGACAGTCAATCGTGGATGCATCCGGCGCGTACTCTAATGCCGCAGATGCCGCTCGCCTGATGCGCCCCGCTGGTAGTGTTGCTGACGGCGTTGGAGTTAGTGCTACAAGCATTGGTATGGGCGTTGGTGGTAGCCAATACTTTGCGTATAGTGCAATGGAAAAGCTGGTGAGGGCGCTCTCGCTTCCGCCTAACGTGCGCAATGAAGTGACTCGGATGTTGACGGACCCAGCGCGCGTTGAAGATGCTATCGCCGCAATGCGACGCGGTGGTGTGCGTGACCAGGACATTGCCCGCGTTGTGCGTACAGCCGCCCCGGCCATGACTGGATCAATCGCGCAACAAACAATGTCTGACGCCGACGGCAGGAAAATGACGCCAACGGAATATCAGGAACGTCTTGTTTCCAACATGGTTAGCACTGTATCTCGCGCTATGTATGATCTGCGTGGACGTGATCGCTCAAACACTTCCGAGGAACTTGACGCGGTTGAGGAGCGCATGATCCAGCTACTAGGAGAAGGCAGGACGCCAGAGCAGGCGATTGACACTGTTATGTCCGAGTTGCCCAAAAAGAAGTAATTCGGCATGATACTTGCTTGGCTAGTCCAAAGGAGTCCATAATGATTGAATTTATCCTCTTGCTCGCTGTTGCTGTTTTGCTTGTAATTAGCGCGCCGTCACTATTATATTTGGTAATTAAGCACGTTGCGCCTATCGCCATGCTTACTGCCGGCTGGGCAGTACTTCTGTTTGTTTCCAGCCTAATCCCGGAAGGTTCGCCGTGGTCTGCGCCTACAACCATCGCACTGATATTGCTTGGCGGTGGAACACTGGTTTGGATATTCGATGGCCCACACGTTCAAAAAAACAAATAAGTTCCGGGCAATCAAAACCGAAGTTGACGGAATTGTTTTTGACTCTAAACTAGAAGCTAAGAAATACCAAGAATTCAAACTTCTTGAAAAAGCAGGGCAGATTCAAGACTTACAGCTTCAGGTGAGGTATGATCTTTGCGTAAACAACCAAAAGGTTTGCACTTACGTTGCAGACTTCGTGTTCGTAGAAAACGGAGCAACGGTAGTCTACGATGCGAAAGGTATGATACTCCCAGAATTCCGCCTGAAAGCGAAACTATTCAAGGCGATACACGGGTTTGATATTACGCTGTCTGACGGGATTGGTGCGACTGAGCGCCGGACAAAAGCCCGGAAAGCAAAAGCCCGGACTCCAAAGGTTTCGCTAACTCGTAATCGTTGAAGTCCATTCCCACGATTTGTGGCATTGCAAACGGCAATCCGATATCGCGAGAAACCTTGAGACCAGTTTTACTTGCATCATTGTCTGCCATGACGTGTGTAGCGTGTTTTGCAAGCGTTCTCATGTTTCCAGCACTGCCGGCACACGCCACTCTCACAGAAAGCCCCAGGTTGCCCGCTGAGCGCATTATGCTCATTCCGGTGGCAATCCCTTCGCACAGTACTGTTTGCTCGCCAGCGCCCATCCAGACGGCTGATCCACCCAGCTTCCCGCCATACATAAAGCACTTTTTCCCATCTGGTGCAATAAACTCGATTGTGCGCAAGTCTCCAGCGTAATCCTTGAACGGCAGGACCAAAAGAGACGTGTCGGAAGACTCATCCCGCAATATCTTTGGGACTCTCATTATTTTGCTGAGCGCGTTGACTGTAATTGTGCTGGCTTTGGTTTCAGAGAATCCCTTTCGGGCCAAATACATGTGGCGCCTAGACTCAACATTGTTCCAAATCTTCGCGGCGTTAACGCGGCCATGCCATGCCCTGCGTTCTTCTTCGTGTTTCTGTTTTGCTATTGCTGCGTGGTCAACTTCTGTTTGTCTTGACTCAACGCCAAGTGAGTGAAGTATATCGACATACTCACAATTGCTTTTGTGGCACGTCATTAGCAGACGACCGCCGCGATCAGTAACCGATAGCGCAATCTGGTCTCGACGCTTCTCAGGCTGGCACACAGGGCATGGTAGTGTGCCATAGTTTCCATGCCACATGCCGCCATTGCTGGTTGTAACTTCCCTAGCGTTCATGAGTTTTTCATCTGTGTGTGCGCACGGCTGGATTGCCGGCCATTCCGCAATATCCAGTTTGCTCTGACCCGGATTCCTTATACTTATAGACGTAATGCGAGGTCCAGCGCCAAGCCATGCAGGCGGAGCCGATGCACGGATGCGGACCTGGCTCCGCGATGACCTCACCAGACAGGCCGTACTGACCTGGCTGACAAAACGTTTGCGGACACACTTTTGCCTTTGCCTCGTTTTCAGTGGTTAGTGTGGTTTCTAGGTCAATCATGTTTGCCTCCCAGCGTTTATTACATGCCAATCATGGCTGGTGTTGACCGAATGCGGCCAGCTTCCCCAAGTGTCTCGTGATACGTTATCGCTTCGCAATACTGGTTGGACTTCCATCCTCCCCGCGTTGCGTATGCGTCGTTTGCAGCAAGCGTGCCATGTTGTTCAAGCGTTATGCCTGCAAACTCTTGAACTCTGCGGTGGTGCTTGTCTCCGAAGTGAAGAACCCTGTAATGCGTATCGCCCCAGATATTCGGGTAGTGACTGGCAATGAAAAGCGCGGTGGAAGCGTCCAGGCCCTTCTTGTGGCCGTGGTGCCATGATAGCATATTCTGCCCAAACTGCATCGCGTAGTATGGATTCTCGCTTTCGATCATCTCCACGCGCGGTTCTTTTTCGTAAATCATCCGGAACATTGTCCGCATCATCAGCGATCCAAACAGGTCATGGTTGCCTTCTGCGATCAGGACGTAAACCTTCTTGTGCTTCTCCAGCGCCATATCAATAACTGAGCGCATTACGCGGCAGGCGGTGGCAACCATTTGACCGGGGCGACCCGACGCATCCAGGATATGACCGTGCGATGGAGTGACAGCCGTAAGGCCGTCATAGTGCATCCAGTCACCTAATTGGGCGATGACGCATGAGTCTGCCGGCGGTGAGCGGCGCACCATGTCGGCAAAACAGCCAGACAGTGTTTCTTCCGCAATGGACAAATCCCAATCCTGTCCGGATTCGCGACCCCATGCCAGCATACCAATGTGGCAATCTGTTAGGGTATATACGTTGAGTAGTTCTTTGGTTGTGTTCTTTGGTGGTGGCATCGGCTTAAGTCTTGATACGCCCTCGCAGATTGTATCGACGATCTCGCGCGCCATCTCAATCATCTGTTCGCGGTCTTGGCTAGACTTTACCCATTGCCCACGCACTTCGCCGTCTTTATCGTAATACGTCGAAACACCCTTGACGTTATACCCCGCTGGTACCGTCCGCGTGTAGTCATGCTCTGGCGCCCAGCCCTGAGAAGCGGCTCGCGCCTTTACGATCCTATAAATCCTGCACACATATGATGGAGGAGCACCAGTGTCTTTGCTTGTCTGCGTTGAATTCTTTGTCTGCGCAAGACTTTCAAGTATTTCCTTTTGCCGGTCAGTCGCGGCGTATGGAAGTAAATCTAGCGCATCACTAAAGTCCGCCCGCGATAGTGCGGTGGCACGTCCGGTACTGGTCATTTGAATATCCCTATAGACAAGACTATTCGTCGTCGTCTTTGCTACGGCCAGGGCTTCCGAACGGGGCAAAAGGCCAAACTTGGTCCCGCTTTCTATGATCCAACGCCTCAATCATGCGCCAGAGTGTGTATATGATCGTTACAATACCGGCGGCGGCTGGAATCCAGGACATAAACACGGCAACTCCTGAAATTACGGCAACGCCGTCTCCGATTTCTTTCACTATATCTTCCACTTGATGATTTGTCATTGGACTCTCTGACTTTGGCATGCGTGCAATATAGCGCAATAGTCCTTGAACATCAATGGAGGTTGGGCTTCTCTTGCGGCACGTCGTCAATCACTTCTGTAGCCATAGTGTTGTACTGTCCCAGCGCCTGAATGCAAGCGTTCATCATCACAGGAAGGTGAACTGGCGCTACATCGTTAGAGATTGCTTGGCACACGCGCATGACAGCGTTTCCCATGATAGAATGCATGAGACTGTTGTTTGCCTCAATCGTCGTGTCTGCCACGAATGCCGGCATCGCCTTGCGCAGTAGGTGCACAAGTTTCTTTGTGGTGTCAGTGATCTCCTGCATTTCTGCATCCGTCACAACATGCTTAATCATGTCCATTATAGAATATCCTCGCTAATTGCCTTGAAGAGATTGATTATCGCTTCTTCTTTGGTCTCACCCCATCCGACGGGAGCGCCTTCGCCAAAATCCAGTTGTGCACTCCAGTCATGCCCACGCTCAGGTATTGGCGGGCGAACATGATCCAGGTAAACTTTCACTACGTTGTATTCTAGAGTCATCTTGCACCTACTTGCTGAATTATGGGGAGTGATGCAATAAGCGCGCCACTCCCCGGTAAATTACTCTGCGTTCTGCGCGTAGATTGCGTTCATGCGCTTGACCATTGCGGCGGCGGCTGGAACGTGCGCGTAGTCATTCTTGATGCGCTTCATGCGCGGGTTAATGTCTTGGTCGCCCTCATACATGAATAGTTGCTCAGCGGTGGGCTCTGTGTCCAAGTATTCATTGACCTTCGCCACGAATTCCAGAACTGGCTTCAGCTTGGTTGCATCGTTGGATTGAGCCTTGTCTGACTTCTTGCCTGCCTTTGGTGGAAGCGTGTCGCCAGTGTTATCCTGCTCATCTGCATCATGTTCGCCGGTAGGAACCTTAAACAGATTGCGGATGAAATACTTGGTAACGAATGACTCAGCCGACGCATAGGCTTGTGGGCCAGCAGCGACAACCGCAACGTCGCGGCGCAGTGGTCCGTATGTGTCGCCAGACTCGTGAACCAGGTAGATATCAAACGTGGTATGCAACTGATTGCCTCCACGCTCACCTTCCGCTGGCTTGATGATCTCGGAGTCCGTCATGTTCGCCATAGTGAACAGGCCAGCTTCCGCCATCATGGGTCCGACAACTTCATAAAATTTGTCAACCGAAGTAAAGTTATACCCGCCGTGCTTGTTGTTGCCGTCTTTGCCCAGGCGCTTGACGCCAGAGGCAACCTTGATAACTGCCGCTGCGATATTGCCCGACATTGCGATTGTTTGTGTTTGGTCAGTCATGTTTTTCTCCGCTGTGCTGATTTGATATACTTGATAGTTCTGTGTGTGACCCATGATGAAACGTTTGGCGCCGGGCAATCCAGCGATGCATTATGTAGGCCAAAACTGTTAGGCCAGTCTCCGAATTTCTCCTTAAACTGTACTCCCGCCCATCCTTCCTTGTACTGCCTCTGGTCCCGAATCGCCAATAGTGATGAATACCATTCTTGCATATCCTCAAGTCTATGCAACTTATCTTTTATTTTTTGTGGAGTATTGGCCGCAATTCCCGTCCGCATTACCTCACGCAATTCCCCATCCTGTTCCGCAACAGAAGGCGGTGGTGCCGGCATGAACCCGCAAGCCGGGCAGGCCCTAATGCGCGGTTGACGCATGGCGCCACATTTCGCACACTTCTTAGGTTCCTGAGTCTCCCGGTCTGCCTTCTCACGTTCCGCCTTATCCGCCTTGGTGCCGTCATCAAGCGAGTTATAATGGATATCGTAGGGGTGTCCCAGGCTTTGGTTTCCGGCGCAATCCAGCAACAGGCAATCTTCCTGCCCAGGATGCAGGCGCAATCCGCGACCAATGCCCTGAACCCAAAGCATCTTTGACTTCGTTTTGCGTGCAAACAATATGCAATTCACGAAGGTCCAATCGAGTCCAGCTATGAGGCAACCAACAGAAACACACACTTTTGCGTCGCCGCGCTCCATCTTCTTGCCAATTTCCGTGCGCTCCTCTGCTGTTGTGTTGGCGTCGATATACTCACACTGAACGCCGCACATAAGAAAGCGTTGCTGCATGTCCATTGCGTGCGCCCTGTCAACGCAGAAAGCGATAGTGGATCTCCCGTTGGCGTGTTCAAGCCATTGCTTCACGGTATCTGCGAGAATAGTTGTCTTGCGCGATGCGGTGGACAGCTCGCCCTCGTGGTAATCGCCGGCGACCATGCGAACGCCAGCGGTATCAATCTCTATAGGCGCAAGGTATCGCAGCGGCTTAAGCCATCCGCCTTCAACCATCTCGCCCAACCTGCCAGCAATAAGCAGCTTGTTCCAGTGCTTGCCCATGCCGCGCGCCCACGGTGTAGCAGTGAGTCCAATGAACGGCACGTCTTTCCAGGCGGGCTTATTCATCCACTTGTAGACAAAATCATACTGCATGTGCGCTTCGTCGATAAACACAGTGTCAACCATCGGAATTGCGCGGCGTGCCAGTGTTTGCACCGAGCATACCTGCACTGGCCGGTGTGGTGCTGTCATAGGGTGATTAGCTTGCAGGACTCCAACGTCCCGTATTCCATATTCGTAGAACCTTTCGACGGTCTGATCTATCAATGAAAGGGCGGGTGCAGCAAAGATAGTGCGCTTACTGGAATCCAGGTCACGCAATATCTTCTCAGCAGCGAAGGCGGTTTTGCCCCATCCGGTAGGCGCTTGTATAACAATACGCCGCTCGAAAAAGTCCAATTCCGCCTCTAATTCATCGCTTGCTTTCTGCTGGTGTTCACGCAGCGTAACCACTTACGCAACAAAGATTCGGATTGAGCCGCGCTTGTCTCGTTTCAGCATGAGGCCATAGCCTTCAGCCTTGCCAACATCAGACTCCATAAGATTCTTTAGGCCTGACGCCGCAGAGTCGAACATGCTGGCCGCTTCTTTGTTGCCAAGATACGTCACCGCAGCGTCCTTGAAAGCATTGTTGCCAGTCATGTCAACGTCGCGGAGTTCCTTGACTACTGCCTCGGCCTTGATTGATTCAATGGGTCCAGGCGACCGGCCTTCTTGCACGCTTTCCCAGAATGCACGTTCAATCTCAGATAGTGCGTCCTGATAGAACGGATCAGCGTCAACAACACACGAGCCCCAGCCGCTATTGTCGAACAGCACGCTAATGACGGCCTGCTTTCGCTCCGTAACCATCATATTATGCTGCAACTGTGGGTAGTAAGTTTCTCGCACTGTGTCGATAGTACGTTTCGCTTTGGCGCCGAAGTCATAACCGCCAGTGTGCTTGGCTTCCCAGATTGCCGCGCCATCCATGCATAGGCCGTCTAGCGTTGCGTGCATTGGATACGCGAAGGCGTCGCTGCGAACGATCTTTTGCATATCCGTAACCGCGTCGCCAGTCTTGCTTGCGTACCATGCTGCGTTTAGTTCTTCCGTTGCCGTACCCATAAGCATATTTAGAGTCGGCTCCTTGTGCTTGACGCCAAGCCCGCTTTTCTGTTTCCATAGGTCATAAATCCAGTCCGCGTTGCCGCTCATAAGCGTGTTAGCGTCACTGCCACCGATTGATAGTGTGCGCGCCGCAATGTCTTCATCAGACATAATGAAGGCGCTAAGTGGGTTTGCCTGTGTCATCTATAGTGCTCCTTTAAGTTTGCCTGTGGCTATTTTCGTCAGTTCAACCATAAGCCGCCCTGTGTCATCCAGGTGCAATTCGTTTGCATCATCAAACCATCCGTAAGATTCACAGATTGACTCCGCAATATAAATCTTAGCGTCATGATTCTTGATAACGTCAAATAGGACTCTGATCGCATTCGACTCCTCTTGAGTTAGACAGTTATTAGCTTCAATCGCTAACTCAACCGACTCCGCTGGAGTCGGGTCATCTTTATATCCATGTAACACGTTATAAACTCCCGTTTTGGTGTTGCTAGAATGGCATCTCATCATTTAGCGGCTCGGACTGGTCAAAAGATTGACCGCCACCGCCACCGTTGCCTTGACCACGCTTTGGAGCGTCAACGAGTCCTGATATCGTTTGCACGCGGCATTCGATATTTTCTCGCTTGTTGCCGTCCTTGTCTGTCCAGGCGCTTGTTTCCAATGACCCAGAGATAACAACGGAGTCGCCCTTGCTTAGTGTTGCGGCAATGTCTGACTCTCGGCCCCATGCGTTGCACCGAATAAACGTCGTAACGTCAACCCATTGTTCCGTGCGCTTGTCTTTATAGCTGCGATTAAGTGCCAGGCTAAGCCCTGTAACGGATGATCCGCCAGCGGCGCGGGTTTCTGGGTCACGCGTGAGGCGACCGATAGCGTTAAACTGATTAAGTGACATATTAGACTCCTGCTGTTTGTTGTTTAGGCCCGCTGCAATTTCTATGCCTGATCCTGCGTGATACACTGACGACTCATCAAACCAATCAGAGTCATAGTCCGCCTCAATAAACGTTGACGTTGGACTCGTCAGAACAGTAAACGCCTTGTAGCGCATTATCCTGCTTGCCGATAGGTATTTAAATATGGACTCAATGGACTCGTCGTATATCCCGGCGAATCCCATCGCCCATAGCATTGCATGGCTGGCGTTGCCATTGATAGTTCCGTAAGCGTATTTCATGCCGCATCCCTCCGCAGAGCAGTCGCAGCCCCTTCGATAAAGCCCAAGATCCGCAACGCCTCAGCGCGGTAACGCTCGGCTGTCACCGTCTGGCAATGCTCGCGGACCTGCTCAATTGCATCCTCACCAATCCATCTGCGGCACCCCGCTTTAATGACCAGGCCGCCGAGAATTGAGGACCACGCGAAATATTCGTGACCGTCCAAGCGGGTGGCGCGAGCGAGCAAAATTAGTCCGCTCAGACCGGCGCCGCGCAGATCGGCACGGCTCAGATCAGCACGGCTCAGATCAGCACCATACAGACCGGCACCGCGCAGATCAGCACCGTACAGACCGGCACCGCGTAGACTGGCACCGCGCAGATCAGCACCGCACAGATCGGCATTGCACATACTGGCACCGCTCAGATCAGCACCGCTCAGATCGATATTGCTTAGATCAGCACCGCGCAGATAGGCACCGCTCAGATCAGCACCGCGCAGATTGGAATTGCTCAGATCAGCACCTCGCAGATCGGTTCCGCGCAGATAGGCACGGCTCAGATCAGCACCGTACAGATCTGCACCGCGCAGATTGGCAACGCGCAGATAGGCGGTCTTTACAGCCAGCCCCAGCTTTACGCGCCAGTCTACGCTTTCATCGCAATCGATTTCAGCCGTGTACTGTGCCTCTTGCGTCCATCTGTTTTTGATTTCGTATTTCATTTTTTGCCCTTTCCAGGTTCGGCCTGTTCCTTCATTGCAGATTGCAGCAATTCGTGAGGCGTGGGGCTTGGCTTCCTAAACCATCGCCCAATTAGTCTTGGTTTTGCGTCGTTGAATAGCATGGTCAGGATCCTTTTCATTAGTATTCTTCAAACGCGTCTATAAGGTCTTGCATATTGGAGTCACCAATACCGTTGCGCATCTTTAGTGAATTGGCCATAGCAGCGCGATATACGGACTCGCCATTGCGCGAGTCGGAGTCATATCCATAGTCATCCGCCCAATCTTCAAAGCAATTATAATTCAGGACGTTATAATCCATTACAAGAGAATACATAACGTCAAGTATTTTTGGAACAATTAGCGCCCTACTTGGAACCATCCGCCCCGCGTAATTCATTGCCTTGCGCCCACTCTCGCATTCTATTTCAATTGCCTCCGCGTCGTAAACGCTAAGCGGGCCAAACTTAAATGATGGGCACTGATTAATTCCGGCACTGTATTCCGTTGAAAATACAGAGTCTCCGTGACGCGTGAGGGTAACGACCCAATTCAGACTCTTGTGACGCGAATCCTTGTTGCGCGACTCGCTGAACGGAATAAAACTATACGATAAATCGACTCCCAGAGCGTCAATTAGTGCGATGATTTCTTGATTATTTGACATCAGATTGATTCCTTTGTTTGTGGTGTGTTTGTTTGTCTAAACTCGCAGAGGCATGAGGACTCCAATTAGTCCCGGATCATCCGGAAAGGATACGCGAATTGGGCTACTAGGATCAGTGATTGCGAATTCAAATCGTGCTGTTTTGTTTGACTTAGCGAGCGTTACCATATCTAGCAGATATTTTGGGTTTAATCCAAAAACGATAGGGTTTGCAGCATGAACTACAACGGGCCACTCAATGCTAAGCGGTGCAACGTCATCAGGGCGCATTGACAGCGTAGCGGAATCAATTGTGACTGATTTGCTGCGTTCCGAACCATACGTAGCAACACGCTTCGCGGCTTCCGCACACTCCGCCGCTGTTCCTACGAGCTTCATATTGAATGGCCCCTTGGGAAACACGCGCGAATAGTCGGGGAACGTCCCATCAATAACCTTTGATGTGATTGACAGGCCACTAAGGCCGTCACTAAGGCGGATCCTATTGCGCATATCGTCATATTGAAGAGTCCACGCGCCGCCTTTTATTTTGGCCAGAATCTCGACAGTCTTTCGCGGCATAATAAATGATGGAACGTTGCTAGGCTCGAATCCGGGAACGCTGTAGTGCAGCATGCGATGGCCGTCCGTGGATGTCACCTTGAGTCCGTCATTGAATTCAAAGTAAGCGCCGTTGAGATAGTATCGAGTCTGTTCCTTGCTCACGGCTGTAATGATGCGCGCAAGAATCTCTTGAATACCGCCAATGTAAATTGTTTGCGTTGCCTCGAAAGCCAACGGGCAATATTGGTCGCTCGGTGGAACGCTGGCGGGAGTCTCACCCTTCGCGTTATAGAATCCATCTAGCTTATCCGTTGGCGCGATTATCTCAATATCGCAATCCGTTGCGCGTGCCACACCGTCGCACACCATTACCAGAGATAGCACTGGAATCGTGCAACGCTTGTCGATTGCTTTAGCTACAATTTTGAATTGATCCGTCATGGTCATGTTTCCTTTGTTGTTGAATTTGTTATTTCACACTTGTGAACACGTCGCCAATTTGGTTTGGTGAATTCCCCTCATAGTCACGCACAACGTACACCGGCACACCTGCCGTGTTCATGTTGATGATACACATGGGAGTCTCATATCTGTTAGCTGTTTTCTGGGCGACAGATTGCGCGCGTTCAAGGGGAGTCCAATACTTATATTCTTTTGTGTTTGTCATGGTCATGTTTCCTTTGTTGTTGAATTTGTTATTTCACACTATTGACGCCCTGACAATAGCTTATTTGCGTTTATTTTCATTTGCCTCTAGTGCAATACCGATAGGGCAGGACTCTCGATTCCAATACGGAAGCGCATAGGCTTCATTGAGTCGCTCATTGACGTGCGTAACCTGCAACGCTGTGAATAGGGCTTCATTGGACTCATCATCGCAAATAGTTTCCGGTGAGTCGTCGAAGTGAAACATTGAATTGTTAGCGTGGAGTCCCTGACAAAAGCGCCATACATCAAACACGCTTGAAATTGGCCGCGTAAGTGTATCGTCAAGCGTCATGGGCGACAGTGCCGAAACGATATCAGCCCATGAGTCGGACTCCATAACCACCTCAGCGAAGTTAGAGTGGAACGTGACGACCGTGAGGCAATAACGCTTGGCACATGAATACTCACGCTCCGCTGGATTCTTTTTCTCAACCCATAGCACAAGATAGTATGGACCGCCTATCGGGCGAATTGCGCAAGGGCATGTATCGTTATGCCATGAATTATCCGCGAAGCCGTCCGGCATTGGTGGCAATTCATCGCGCGTAAATTCCGGGAATTTCTGTAGTGCTTGTGACCAATTCATTATGTAGTTTCCTTGTGTCAAAATGTGTGCCATCCTGGGACAGATTCCCGGCGTTGTCTGAGTCGGTTTTTTTGGCGGTTTATTCGTAAGCGGTGAGACAGATTTGGGAGACTCCATTCTCGAGAATTGTGTGGCGCTCATATTCTACGTTCGCGCCCTGATACACACTCACTGCAAATTGATTGCGCGTCATCTCTCCGTCACTGTCAAAAAACCGCACGGTTACGTCGTCAAGGCCATATAGCGAGTCCTCTTCTTTCTTGGCGCCATTATGTAAAGCCTCATAAACAATACGGGCGACTCCAGCCTCGCCCGGACAGTCGAATTGAAGCGGGCCAAGCCATGCGGACTCAACGTCTCTAACTGTTATGCGCTCGCTCATTATTCTGACTCCTCAATACGTGCTAGGCTGTATTCAATTTCATACATGGACGCTATGTCTGACTCTGAAATCTCATAGGCGCTATGTGCAACCATATATTGGACTCTGTGTTCTACTTCATCCGTGAGCCATTCCACCGCGTCGTCCTCGCAATCGAATTGCGCTATAGTCGGATCCGGGTCCATATAGTCAATGTGATACGTGACTTTAAACACTATACTAGTCCTCCCAAGGCCAGCTTGACGCATGTGTGATTATAGATTCCGCCGTCCGGCGTGCGCTCGCCTTGCATCTCCTGCATGAAGTAGCGCGCCGCGACTCCAGCCTTGCCGTTGGCACGTTTCAGGCAATCAAGCCCGAAATGATATAGGGACTCGTCACTGCCAATCCATAGGGCAACGTTCCAAGCGTTTTTAGATTTATGGCCATTGTAACTAGGCATGAGTAAGACTCCGTAGTGGGTGTGCCAGGATAGCACACTATTGGTTGGGGGTTGAGCGCCAAAAATTGCCGCCCTCATATTCACTGCTACACGTAGGGAAGGATAGAGAGGCTTACATAGGAGATTGCCTAAGTGTTACCTGTCCTAATCCCATGCATATCATTTTGATATCCTTTTGCCGAAGCGGCCTGTAGGCACTATTGGATTGATTGAGACAAAGCGAGTCGGTTGAACTGGCATTGAAACTGGCATTGATTCTCCAGTCCATTGCGAGCGAATGAAATCATCCGACGGCTTATACGATATGAGCGTATGGATTGGCTTTGTCATTAGTTAGACTCCGCTTCTTTGACGATACACTTACGCGAGCCATATCTAGCAGGCATGCCATGCTTAGCGCGATTGCACTCATTAGCGAAATGATTTGCCTGAGCGAGCGGCATTGGCCCATAAGTAAGGCCTGTCGATTTGCTATAAACGATATGTGTCATGCGTCTCTCCTTTGTTTCTATATATACAATATACGCCCCAAAGATTAACGTCAAGTTAATTTCTGCAATTAATTCCTGCCTATCTGCATTTATTTCCACACGGCTGACTGTCCCAGGATGGCACACTTTCTGGCATCCATATTGCATACCCAGCACGGATCCATATTGCATACCCAGCCCTTCATACATATTGCATACCCAGCACGCGCCAGCCCTTCACACTCTATTAACCATGCCGCCCCCTCTGGCCTATGCTTAACAATGAATGAAGAGACTGCATCTAATTGCACCCATTCCATTAGCCCCTCACTAACCATAAATATACACCACACATTTAACCATTGCTTAACCATTGATACCCAAACCATTAACCTTAACAGCCTCTTACCTTAAGGCTTTGTTAACCTTAACCAATGCTTACCTTGCTCAGTCAACCTTACTCTAATCTGTTAAGCTTTCGTTAACTATAAAGGGGGGGGATGGTATTTGAGAAGAGGGCGGGGGGGCTTGCACCCATCTTTGTAAATAAACCAAATTCTGAAAACTCCATTCCACAGTTGGGCTTGTCGCAGATAAACCAAATTCTGAAAACTCCATTCCACAGTTGACCGATACTTCCATAATCTGCAAGTTGCCGGAACTATCCAGGCGTGAGACCTATCGGATGCGCTAACTGTAGTTCACGCCTGCATGTATTGTGTTTGGTACACCACGCCAGCGCATCAGGCTCATAGCGGTGTTATGTTCCCCTAGTAGTTTCAGTGAATATGAGGGCGGCAATTTCTGGCGCATTGATCCGCACATCAACTCAGGTCGATAACATTATGAAAGTTAGTGACCACACTCATCGTTATCATTGTCCATTGTCCATGGACAGTCTTAGTGTGATTCACGGCAATTTCCAGCCGGTTATGGCACGCATCCATCGTTTACAGGCAATGCATGGCCCATCGACGTGCAAAGATTATCGCGTTTTCTTTACATGTCCCGACAACGTGCAAAGGAATCTCCGTTTTCTTTACATATCATTGTGATACATATCATATCTGATACATATCATATCTGATACATATCATTGTGATACATGTCATATGTGATACATTTATCCCGCTCGGTAAATATCGGCCAGAAAGCGTAGTGACACTGCGTAAATGTCCCTATCGGTAAACCGGACACGCAACCGGGCGCTGGACAGCCGGAGACAGTGTGCTATAAATGCTTCAGACGTTCCCGCGTTCCAAATCAGACGAGACACACATGAACCCCTTCAAGAAGCTTAGCGATACAATGACCGGCGCAACACAGAAAAGCGGCATCGAGACACGCAAGCGCGGTGAGACTGACGCTGATCGCCGCAATCGTGAGAACCGTCTACGCGAGGAGCGTGAAGCTGCTGAGCGCAAGATGCGGGAAGAGGCTAAAGAGAAAGCCTGGCAGGCGGAGCGCAAGCGCCGGGGCTACGCGCCTAACTGATTATCCCACAAATTAGAGTTTCGTAGTGTAGCGGGATAAAGGAGGTCTGGCTGGCAGCGGTCGCAGGCGCTTGATTCAGCCATTGCACTCACCCCAATTCGCCTGACAGAGAGCCCCCTCCATGTCGAATATCCAATCG